AATTCAATCAAAGAATCAAGCAATCCTTAAAAGAGAAAGAGATGCTTTCCCCAGAAACCGCCAATCTACTGGATAAATGGAAAACATCTGAGCCTTGATGAGGTGATTCGAGGCTGTAATCATTCCCCGCAATCGCCTGACTCAAATCAAATACATTGCCGAACTATCGCTAGGACGCGCATGTAAATATCGCGATGTAACCGCAACGCTACTATGTCCCAGTGTCGTGCTAACCAAGTGAATCGCCGCCCCTCGCTCCAGGGAATGGGACGCATGAGCGTGACGCAAGAAGTGAGGCGACACTTTGACCCCAATTTTCTCCCCCGCTTCCTTGATAATTAAATAGGCGTGCTTCCTGTCCATCCGCCCCAATTTCTGCGACTGAAACACGTAGCCGTCCGATATCCGTTTCTTTTTCTGCTCTAAAGCCTGTAATTCTTTCCACACCTTTTGGGGTAGCAACACGTTACGAGTCTTGCCGCCTTTCCCGTAAATCGTGATCTGCCCATTGCACCCATCGCTCCGCCGTCCTGAGCAATCGCGCCATTTTAACGCGACCGCTTCACTCACCCGCATCCCTGTGTAGTAAAGCATCATAATCAGGATGCGATTCCTGACATTCTTCTCCGAGCGAATCAACATCAGCACGTCCGCTTCAGAAATGATGCGTTCGGCTAAATCGTCCTTAACCTTGGGGGTTCTTAGTGCAACCCCGGCATTGATGGGAATAAAACCCAACTTCTGGCTAAATGTGAGCAGGCTTTTAATCGCAGACAAGATGAACTTGCGCGAGGAGTTCTGTATTCCTTTCTCCACTAACTCGCCATCAAACGCTTGAATATCTCCTAGCGTCACTTGAGCAATTGGTTTTTGGCAATGAGCGAGAAACTGAGTAGCGTAACGGCGATAACTTGACTGGGTGTTCGCTGCTTTTCCGTGCAGCCAAAGGTCAATCAATTTGAGATCGCCGTCATTTACCTCAAAGACCTGAACAAGTTGTCCTGATTGAGGTGCGAGTTCGCTGCCATAATGTGACATTACTGAACTAATGGGATTTACTGAGGGTCTTTTTAAAGTTCCCAGTCCTGTTTCTTTTGCGTAATTCCTGATTTAAACCCTACTCTTTGTAAAGCCCATCAGTTATTACCGAGGGGCGGCTTCAATTGGTGCAGTTACTGACAGCTTAAGAGTAGGGGAACTATAGTATTGACTACCCCGACTCACCCTCAGGCGCACCTCGGTAGCTGAGTGGCAGTCGAAGCTACCCCACTCTACCCATGCAAGACCAAACAACTCTCAAGCTAATCGATGCCAACCGCGAGATTCTCCACACCCTACTCAAGGATGAACCCCAGATTCTCCATTGGCTTCAATGGGTATCACCTCAACTAGGGGACTCTGGGAATCATTCTGGAGAAACCGCGCTGATTCTAGTTTGTGACTCTAAGCCAGTCGCGTGTGAACTAGTCAAGCAACTCAAGAAGATCGCAGATCGAGTTAGGGGTGCCATCCCTTTTGCAGAAATATGCATTAAAGTCAACCCAGAAGCGCTGGAAAGCTGAAGACTCAAGCTAGAATGATTGCACGATGAGCGTTCTAGGTAGGTATTGCATTATGAGAACTTCTACGACTGTAAGTTCTTCAGTTGCCGCAGCCGTCAATGGCATTCTTAAGGAAGATCAATATACTCTCGGATCGTTACTATCTTTTGGTCAAGCGCTCACAGGTAAAGATTGGAGCGAGATGGCGATTCCCGGTGACATAGCGGGTCGCTTGATGGTTGCTGCGCTCAGTGGAGCAAGTGATCCTGCCCAAAACTGCGATAATATCGCAGTTGAATCTTTCCACACCGAAAACGGAAAAGCTACGGAAACAGTAGAAACTTCGCCCCCAGATGCCGAGGAATTCGCCGCCAGCGCTGAACTTAATCCCCCAACGCCAGCGTCCAAAAGAAATGGACGCTCTTCAGTAATTTCCAAAGAAGAGCGATCGCTACTCAAGGAACATGGTCTGCCTACTCCTAACCTCGCCAAAGCACGGGAACTCCTACCGAAGCGCACCCTGAGCACGACCCTTAATGAAGTGATGAATCAGATTGACCCTAAGGGCAAACTCCGGGAAAAGATTCTCACTGAAGTAAGCGAAAGGACTAGTATTGGGCAGGTGTATGCGCGAGCGATCGCAGAACCTTATATAGAAGATGAGAAGTACGACTCCATCCTCAAGCGAGTTCCGAGGGTTGCTGCCGAGCAGTTGGCAAAGTTAACAGAACCGGAAGCCGCCGCCGTCGCTTCCTAGCGATGACCGCAGACGATATCGCGGGTAATTAGCAGATCCAAATAGCAGGGCATCAGGACATCCACAACCCAAACGGTTGCCTGTTGCCCTGCTACTGCTTTTAAGGGCGATCGCGGTCTTCCGGTTGTAATGCTTCCGGACTTGCTGAAGTTAGCGAGAATACCTCGGTTGTCTACCTTGCCTTTAACCTTGAGCGTTAGGTCATCAAGATTGAGTCCTGTGGCGATCGCCCAAGAGGTTGCTGCCCAAGCAGAAGTAAAGGCAGAGGACGCGATGAATAAGCAGTTGAGGCGCAAACCGTTGTCTATATCAACAAGGTCTTGACCTGACAATTTGCCGTAAGCCTCCCCTAGAAGCGGATCTGTGCTTTTGAATGGGGTTGGGAGATTTAACTCGCCTAGGAGGAGGTCGTCAATGTCTTTAATCAGCAGTGGGACGGTGTTGGCGTAGAGACTAGGCATAGGTTATCTCCTGACTGACGCGCAGGTTGATTGTGGCGAAAGTATCTTTATCCTGGTAAGACTCACTCTCCTTCTCACAAGGGAACATGGGATCTGAGTCATGGCGCTGAATCCACCACCGTCCCTCTTCCTGGCTATGTGCTTCAATCCAGTCGCGATTTACTCGCACGGTGTAGCGATGAGTAGACAGCACTTCACCCGTGGCGACATCTTTGGGAGTGATGCCGTTGTCGGTGAACTCTAGGATCTCTACCTCCGCAGGAACCGTATCGTTATAAGACTGGAAGAACACGCGCCCCTCAAGGAATCCCAGTCTGCGGTCAATCTTGGCGATGCGCTTGTCTACGGCTCTGAGTCTCTGATTAACGGTTTTACTCATTGCATTGCCCTGTTAATGGCATCTTCAATCACTTGTTGGGCGATCGCTTCTAGCTTCTTGCCGTCGTCTGTCAGTAACGCACCCGCTCCATTTGCTCTTTCTGGATCGTAGGGATACTGGTAAACGCGGTAATCAACGGGACTACCAATCACTACCTGTAAGCTTTCTGGGGTGGCGCGTTGGGTGACAGCGTAGGAATCATGCAGTCGTCCGGTCTTGACATGGACGTGCTGCTCAATATCAACCAGTGCGATATCGGCTAGTTGATTCAGTCCATCAGCGATCGCGGATTTGACTTTGCGCTCGATTTCGGGAGCATCCATAGGTATTGGGGAATCCTTATCTCTCTCTAAGTTTTCCCTTGAGGCCGTGAGTGTCTCTCCCCGCACGGGAACTTTAGGGCACCTCCCATCACCCGCCCTATGCCTCCCACTCGCAACCGCAAGCTGCAACTGCTTGATACAATTCGCAATCAACCACAGAAACTTAGTCAAGTTAGATCCGCTCTTGGCAAGACTTGGCATCGCCAATCTGCTGAGGCGATCGCCCACGCCATTGGATCAGATCTCGCTCCTCGCACCCAGAAGTCCAGCAAGATTGTTGGCTCCCAGAAGCGTGCAAAGTCTACCACCCAGAAGCACGGATTCGCTAAAACCTTTGCGGCTGAGAACGCCGCCCAACACCTAGAGGGGGACAAGATCAGCGCCAAGCACCGGATACTCAGAGCCGTCAATCGTGACCTGCGAACGGCAGAGAAGAAAGCCGGACGCAAGTTAACCCCTCAAGAGAAGCGGGTGGTTGCGGCTAAGGCGTTGTCAACCACTGTCAAGGAGATTAAGTCCGGGAAGAAAGAGGTGAAGTCGAAGCGGGGTGGGAACTTACAGAAGCCTCAAGCTACAGACACCAAGCTCGAGAAACAGAAACAGCGTCACATTGAATTAGAAACCTACCGAGCAAAAGGTTTAAACGCTTATTTGTCGCCCATTGACGGCAGCGGCAATATTGACCACACCCGGAACGTGTATGGCACCCCTGTTGAGGGGCATGAAGAGAGAGCTTACAAAGGCAAGCGTCACACGGTAAAAGTGAGGATTGACCATCTACCCGATGGTCATTATCAGTACAAAGAGGCTGGGGGTGCCAGCTTCAACAAGTCTCGCTATGGCTGGATTACTATCAAAGACGGCGAAATCATTGACGAGCCAACGAAAAAGCCAATCCAAGGTCCAATCAAAAAGCCATCCCCAGTCACCGAAGAGAAGCAAGCGCTGAAAGAGCGGGAGATGGCGCTGAAGAAACTCATGTCGCAGCAGCAGGCGATCGCTAGTGGTCAAGTTGCCCCAACAGAGGACAGGCTGATTGGCGTTGATAAGAGCAAAGAGAAACTCAGCAGCAGTCAGGCTCAACTGAAGTCGGTGACAGGGCGATCGCAGCAGCAGGCTAAACCGCTCGATATTCATAGCGCCAAGACTGCCAGCGAGTACGAGGCTTACGCCAAGCAGGAACTAGCGGAAGCCAAGAAGTCTGGGGATAAAACCAGGATTGAGGCTTGGGAGAAAGAGGCAAAAGCCGCTCGTAAGCGCAACTTGAAGCAATCCATCTCCAAGAGTAAGCGGCAACAAACCAGCTTATTCGACCCGCTGGCATTCAGCAGCGACACCCCACTACTTAGAGGCTTATATTAATGAAATCGCTCACCGTAGCCGAACTGCGGCGGAAAGCCAAGGAGCAATACAACCGAGGCAAGGGTAATCCTAAACTGAAGGGCTACGCCAAGATGCGTAAACCTCAGTTGATGGCAGCGCTGGGAATAGCGCCGCAACCTTCACCAGCCAAGCCTAAGTCAAGCAAAAGCTCACGATTCTCTCACCAAGAACTCGCGGGACGGGTTGGCAAGCTTGCTGGTAAGACCGAAGAGGTGTTGGGTGGCAGGGAAGAAGTTCTCAAAGTCGTTAAGGCAGCGATCGCCAAAACCCGTCGCCAAATCAAAGCTAAAACAGGTAAAGACGCAACCCAGCAGGAGTTGAGGGCGTCCGCATTTGCAGCTATCAGGGAAGTCGCCAAGAAACGAGCAGCAAACAAGCCTAAAGCACCTAGCGGCATTAGCGAGATGTCGGTACATGAGTTAGACTTTGACCCTAAACGGTTTCAGTACAAATTAGTTCATGGAGAAACCGGATCTAGCGGATCGTTAACTGGCGTCCGCAAGTGGGACCCTAACCTAGCAGGAATCATCCAGGTATGGCGCGACCCCAAGGACGGTAAGGATTATGTAGTTAATGGACACAACCGCGCTAGTTTGGCGAAGAAGCTAGGCGCTGACAAGGTTGTGGTGCGACACTTGGATGTGAAAGACGCATCCGAGGCGCGAGCAGTCGGGGCACTAACTAACATCGCTGAGGGTCGGGGCAATTCCCTTGATGCGGCTAAATTCTTCCGTGACTCTGGTATTAGCCGTCAAGAACTAGAAGATCGGGGCATCCCCATGCGAGAGAAGATCGCTTCTGATGGTTTGGCACTATCTAGACTCAGCGATCCTTTATTCCAGAAAGTTGTACAGGGTGACATCCCTCAAGAGCGTGCTGTCATTATTGGAGATAAGATCAGCGACCACACGGCGCAAGCTAAGCTAGTTGAACTGATTGACCATGAAACCAAGAAGGGTAGGAAGATCACCAACGATGTGGTGAGTGAACTTGCCTCTATGGTGCAAAGCGCTCCTAAGCACGAAGAGCAGCAAATGACGCTGTTTGGAGTAGAGGATAACTCACGCAACTTGGCTCTTGAAAAGGCTGAATTACTCGCAGACGTGCGCCGCCGCCTCAGTCGTGAGAAGCGCCTATTCGGGCTTGTTTCCAAAAACAAGACAGCCAAAGACCTACAAAAGGGTGGGAATACCATAGATGTCGAGCAGTCCGGGAAGATCTCCCAGCAAGCTGACTTTGCACTTAACGTATTTGACAAACTGAAGAACCAAAGCGGCGTCGTCTCCGATGTCGTCAACTCAGCAGCCAAACGCATAGCCAACGGTGAAGACAATAGGAAGGTAAGAGATGAGCTACACAGACAACTCCTCCAAGAAATACCCAAAGCTCTCGGAATCCGCGAAAGACAGAGTGCTTAGGGAACTGCAAAAGGCAATCGCGCCAACTAGCAAAAACAAGCAAAAAGGTCAGAACTGAGCGTGTTAGCAAGGCTTTGTAACAGGATTTACCCCGTCGTGGATGAGACCGAAGACACAGTTACCGTTGCTTGGCATCAGGTAACGTACTACAAAACCTATGAATATGGTCGCACCGTAAAAAGTACATGGCTAAAACCTGGGGTGGGTGAGGATTTTGATGAGGTTGAGGAATTAATAGGTGTTGAAGATTATTCGTAAACTCCAGCCGATTCAATGAGCATCCGGCAACAGGTAGACCAGGAAGACAATGAACCCCTACTGAACACCACGAACCTGCGATAATATCGCACCTTTTCCCATACAATCCCACTCCCACACTCATCCTCTCACTGGGAACTCTAAGGCACTACAGCCCCCTGTTCCTCATGCCTCGCAAACCGCCCGAACCCCTGCCAACTCCGCCCACGGATCACCGAACTAAAGCGCGTCCCAGTATTGATTGGCGATCGCTCACCAGCAACATTGAAGCTATGGCGGCGAAGGGCTTAACGGTTGAGCAAATCGTCGAGAGCTTGGGCTGTGCTACGTCCACTTTCTACGAGAATCGCAAGAAGTATCCAGAAATAGAGGAGTCTTTCAAAAAAGGTCGCGCTGGGGGGATTAAAGATATCGCCAACGCTCTATTTGAGAAGGCGATCGCTGGCGACACTGTGGCGATGATCTTCTACCTCAAGAGTCGCGGTGGATGGAGCGACAAGGTATCTGAACAAGAGCTTAAGAACGCCAAGGAAGAGTTAGCTCGGTTTTACGAGACATTCCGCCTAATCCTGTCAATAACTGGCGAAAGCACTGAATTACTAGAAGCCAAGCAACAGATCGTGAGCATGCTTGACACCCTACTGCTAGAGCGTGGGAAGCCTGCGCTGATGAAGTCAATCGAAGAAGGTACCTAAGTCAGCACCGATTCCTCCTTGTCTCCCTTGTCTTCCCCACCCCCTTGTCTCTCAACCCTCCCCACGGGAACAATAGGGCGATTCCTACCCTATCCCCACCATGCCCACCCTTGCTGAATTAAAGAAACTTGCCCGCGATCGCCGCATACCAAATCGCTCGAAACTTAAGCGCAAACAGGAATTCTTGACCGCGCTGGGGATGCAGGAACAGAAGCGTGTTCCAGGCGGTAGCTCTCAATCGGCTAGACAAGTTCAGGCGATCGCTAAACGTCACGGATTTGCAAAATCCCATGCAGCCGAAGCGATCGGACAGAAGCTAGGATCTGACGAGCAGAAGAAAGCCGCAATCAAGGAGGATATCCTTAAGGCGGTCAACAAGTCCTTGAAATCTAAAGAGAAGCAGTTAGGGCGCAAGCTGACACCGGAAGAAAAGCGGAGTGCAGCCGCCAGTGCGATTAAATCGCAAGTGATGAAACTTAAGGGTATAGAAGTCAAACCCAAATCCAAGCCGGATACTCGCGACTTCTCTAAAGTCAGCCCTACTGGACTTAAGATGCTTGCACGCGCCTATGGTGCCAACATCAAGGGAATGAAGCGCCCAGAGATTGAAGCGGCGTTGCGAAAAACGAAGGTAACTCACAAGGACATTGCTGATTACGCTGACGCTGCTAGATATGCGCCAGTCAGGGAGCGGAAGTCAGGCTCCAAGAAAAGCAGCCCCCGCGAGGTTTCTGCGCCGGAAGCGACGAGATCTAGCAATGCCATACGAAAACCCTATGAGAAATCAGATGAGCGATTTGGTAGCAAGGAGGGGCGCGTAGCCAAGGGCAGCTTACTCCACACCCCTAACCACCTGCTCGTCCTACACCCGGACGAGATCGAAGTTCAACCAAGTCAAGCGAAGTCCTCGCTCTCACCACGGGAGAAAACTAATTTGGTTTCCGGAACCGAAAGAAATGGCAATATCATGCCAGTTTTTGTTAAAGCGCTTCCCCGTAGACCTAATCAGGAATCGCACGAGGAAGACCCCGTTGAAGCTGTTCACGGTGGATATCTGTTGGATGTTGCCAGAAAAGCAGGTCGAGACAAAGTTGCAACGGTAGAGATCAACCCTCATCAGGTCGAACAACTACAGCTAGAGGCAAGAATACCAAGAGGCTTCAACAAGGGGGCACCAGACCTCGCTACGCCGAGCGCGGGATCAAAGCACAAGGACAGCTACCACATACAAGGTAGCCTCACGGAACGCGGGGGCAAGTCAACCCACATAGGAGAAATTCACCCACTACCTGGAGAAGCAAAACCTCATTACTCCCCAGAAGAAGAAGCCAAGATAATCAAAGGGATGAAAAAGCACGGAAACATCATGCCAATCTTTGTCAAGGAGCTTGCCACCAAAACCAATCACTTCGGAGGTGGTCACCTTGAAGATCATGAACTCCAGGTGGTGATGAACGGCCACCTACTAGATCTCGCCAAAAAAGCAGGTATCAAAAAGGTTTTTACAATGTTGGTGGATGACACAGTGGCGCATCAATTGCGGACAGAAGCAGCCGGAGGGGCACCAAGACACTAGCGGCAACCAAGGGCAGGGGAACAATAGGACGCTTCTTACCCTACCCCTGTCATGCCTACCGTCCGCGAACTCAAGAAAATGGCGCGCGATCGCAAGATCCCGAATCGCTCAAAGCTTACAACCAAGTCTGAATATATGCAGGCGTTGGGTATTACTGCCCAGCCTAAATCCACCCGGACAGCTAGGCAGGCGCAAGCGATCGCCAAGCGTCACGGGTTTGCCAAGACTCACGCTGCTGAAGCCATTGGGCAAAAACTGGGTGGTGAGAAGCAGAAGGCTGCTATCAAGGAACGCATCCTCAGAACCGTTAACCACGCGCTTAAAACAGCAGAGAAGAGCTTTGGACGAAAGCTCACGCCAGAAGAGAAACGGAGCGTAGCAGCCAGTGCGATTAAGTATGAGGTACGGGCAATTAAGAGCGGCAAGCCTCAAGTCCTTGGTAAGAAGAAGGCAAAGAAATCACCAAGCAAGCACGATATTCCTGACTGGAAAAAAGAAGCGATCGCCAACAGAGTTGACAGCCGCAAGTCAGGCACCCTAGCGACCTCTAGAAGTGTTGATTCAGCGATAGAACATGGGGAATTACAGAGCAAGATTAGCCAGCTATCCCCTAGTGTGCGATTAGAGGTGATGAGCGATCTCGCCAACAAGCATCATCGGCACCTGAGCAAGAAAGCAACGACCACAACTGGTAACGCGATCGCCGATCAACTGACGCATACTCGCGATTTCAATAAAGGCGAAGTCCACCACTGGGACGACCTCATGGAACACCATCAGTCAACTCATTTTGATGGCTCCAAGGATAACAAGGATTTAATTCCTAAAGAAAAGGCATTTGAGCTTGCACGTTCGATATTAATGGGGCGATCGCCGTCGTCTTCTAGTGATCCAAAAGATCGCGACTTTTTACAAAGAGCCAAGAAACTCAGCCCTCTCGCAAGAGCTTCTGTTGTCAAGGGGTTAATTGGCGCTCAGTACCAACGCGCGCGCCATGAAGTATCTAGTGGTAAACGCAAGGAACTCTTACGGGCGGCGGGTACAGACAAAGCCAAGCAAAGAAGAGCCGGAATCGTCAACAACCTAGACAACCTTAACCTGTACGCCAACGCATCTAAACAGGATAGAGACATTTTCGAGCCGATCGCCGACAAGGTTAACGGGCTATCGGGGAAACACGCTAAGGATGTGCTAATGGGGACACTGTACTAAATGGATACCCACATCACTGGCGGGGTGCGCGGGGATTTAATATCCCAAGTTGCCGAACACAACCGCGTCAACCCTACAAAGAAAGTACAAGTTGTCGGGCGCACCAATGCTCAAATTGCTCAGGATTTGGGTGTCTCTTTGTCGGGGGGTCAACGTGCGGGACAAGCTGACCGAAGGACTGCACATCCGAATGCCCCGCAAGGGTTTGGAGTCAAACAGAACGCGAAGGCGAATCACCAGCCCAGTGCTGCCGCAGCATCGCTAGGAGCTAAGTTAGGGCTAAATGCTCAGCAGACGGCGATTCTAGATCGGCGGATGCGGGACAAAATCAAGCAGCAGATTGGACACTATGCGCGGATCACAGGAAAGCCCCCTGGCAAGGATCAGGTGAGAGCGATCGCGTTTACGGTTGTACGAAACGAAATTGCCAGTGTCAAAAAAACCCAAGGAAATAACAAGCCATCACCGAAAAAGGGAACGGAGACGGCTGCCAAGCCAATACCAGAGAAGGCACAGGTCGCCAAGCCTAAGCCACCAATAGCTCCACCGCCTAAACCTAAGCCACCAGATACCCCACCGCCACCCAAGCCCAAGACCCACGGGGATTTAATTGAAGCGGGGGCGAAACTGATGCCGAAAGAGCTAGCAGCAGAACTCGACAAACTACATCTGCATCAATCCCAGGTGAAGGTCAAGGTTGAACAAGCTCGTTCAATCATGGCGGAGTTGCACGAGGAGTTAAACCTAGTGCGCTCAGGTAAAGGTCAGCGCACGGAAGCAGAAGTTAAGCGTGAGGGAAGGCAGTACAGAGCCAAGATTGACGATATGCAGCAGCAGGCAACGGCGCACGCCGAGAAGCTAATGGATACATTTAGATCCTCGCTAATCAACACCTCTTCCTTGTCTCCCAAGCAGGCAGAAAAGATGGCAAGGGCTATCAAGATTGACAAGAACGCTGCCACTGTAATTCCAGAACATGAACTGCGATCGCAGGCAGCAGAGTTCTTCCGTCTTACTGGGGGCAAAGGAGCGATGACGATTGACGACTTTACTAAGGACACAGATCGCGCCTATGCCGACCCCAGCAAAAAGGTAGTAAACATTGGTGCAAGCGGCAAGAAGAGTATTGTCTTTCACGAGATGGCGCACCACCTAGAGTTCGCCGATGACACCGTGGGGAAAGCATCCGTTAGTTGGATTAGATCCCGTGCTACTGGACAAATAAAGACGCTCAACGAGATCATGGGAACAAAAGCTTACCGGGAAACTGAAATCGCATTCCCGGATACCTTTATCAATCCCTATGTTGGGAAGGTTTACGCGACGAGGAAAAATGGGAAGGCAGAGATCTTGCCGACAACAGAAGTTGTTTCCATGGGCGTGGAGCGCTTCTCTGACGCTAAGTCGATGGTTGATTTGTACATAAAAGATCCCGACCACTTCAAGTTTGTTTTAGGAGCTATTCGCAATGGAGATTCGTTACCGACTAAGCTGGCTCGAGGATGAGGTGATAGTATCGCTTGACGTAAAAGATCCAAACGAGATCGCGCCCATTAAATACGAGGGGGAAGCGTATCTAATCAAAAGTGTTCGCCTTTGGTTAGAGAAAGAAGATGGGGCGTTTGGGCACATTATTGGCGATCGCACCTGTGCCATTGATCTAGATGCGGCGATGCACTCGGATGCGATGCAGCAGTTTGAGCCAGAACTGATTGAGGGCGGGGAATTAGTGAAGAGCTATGACCCTGGAATCCCTGATGGCGCGGTAACTTAATTGAGGACAGAGGGTAGGGGGAACTATAGGCAACCTAGACAAGATACACCCCTGTAACCCAATGCCATCGACCTCCAACGCCCAAGATCGCGAGCGATCGCGGTTAATTGCCCAAATCAAGCAACGTTTCCCTAGCGCCCAGCAGCGATCACAATTGGTTCCCGGTAGGAAGTGGAACCATGCAACCAACGCTCAACTGCGCCAAGTCTTAGGCGTTCAGTCAGATGCTGCCGCCAACAAACCCAACAAAGGCACATCTAGCAAGAACTTTCAGCATAAAAAGCTGGCAGAGCGTGTTGGCAAGTTAGCTGGCGGCGTAGAGGAGCGACTAGGCGGCAGAGAAGAGGTATTGAAGAAAATCAAAGCAGCCGTTACCAGGACTCGCGCTCAGGCTAAAAAAGAAGGGCGTGAAGTGAGCCAACAAGAATTAAGGGCGGCGGCGTTCAATGCATTGCGGGGTATCGCCAAAGACAACAAGGTTAAGGTAAAAAATAGCGGTGCTGCTAAATCCGAGAAAGCTCCTCCAAGCAAGACTAAATCTGCCCGTAAAACCGAGAAAGCTGAACCTATTCGCAAGTCAAGGTCAAAGGTAAAACCAGAAGAACAAGCGAAGCCCGTCGATAAAGCTAAGACCGCGCCAACAATTCAACCTGTATCGCTAGCAGAACTAAAAGCTCACACCAAGCCCATTGAGCCATCAAGTAAAACTTCTACTGACAAGCCTGCGTCACCTCCTGCCATTAAGACTGAAGTCCCTGCGTCTAAGCCTGCATCATCACCAGAACCAAAATCCGAAGCGTCTGAGCCTTTAAAAGCAAAGCCGTTTAACCCTCACGCTATTCCCGATTTGGGATTGGATCAGTTCAAGGAATACATACAGGACAGAGACAAAATTGAGGCACAAAATAATCCCGACGCAGTTTGGAATAAAACTTACGGGCAATGGAGCCACGGGGATCAGTCTCGCCAAAAAACACTATCTAACTATCGCATCGAGTTAAGTCAGGCTATTCACTCTGGGTTTGCGCCGCCCGATCACATCCTTCGCGATTCAGGGCTTAAGCTGACTAGGAAGGAGCAGCAGAAACTTGAAGAGAACAAGAGCGAGTTAACGAAAAAGCAGAAAAATATAGAACAGATAGACAAGGCGATCGCTCATCCACTTATTTCTGACGAGGAAGCTAAAGGCTATAAGCCCAAAATGTCTGAGGATGAAGCTAAGTCTTATACCAAGGACAGCTTCATGGGCGACATATCCTTCTACCATGGCAACTCCCACGCGGTTACGAATAGCGTGACTTCAGAGGGAGTGAAGACTGAAAGGAATAACAATGGCATCTTTGGCCAGGGCTTCTATTTGGCGGTAGCGAAAGACGAGGCTGAAGGCTACGCCCTATCTTTTGGGAGGGAAAACGAAGATTCAGCCCTTTTATCAACCAAGGTCAAGGTCAAAAATCCCTATATTTGCAATAGTGAAGATATCACAAACATAGGGACTCATTTTCCGGGTAATCAGTCCTCTGGCACCGATTCAGTCAAGATCACGGAATTTCTACGAGCCAAGGGGCATGACTCTATTTATATGAAGGATCATGGATATTTCGTTGCTTTTGACGGCAAGCAAGTCGCTACCTATGATCTGGAGGAATTAGGCTCGGAAAGAAAGAGTCAGATCAAAGAAAGAATGCTGTCGAACAAGGGAACATGGGACGAAGCTGATGATAGAGCGGCTGCAACAACGGGCGGCAAACTATTAAAGCAAGTCAAACATACTGAATCTCGCAAATACGAAGCATCGGAGGGTGAAGAATGGTGATCGCGGCAAAAGAGTCGGAATGGTTTGGCTGCACGGCTTGTAAATGGTTCAAGTCCGGAGGGAGGTGTAAGGCATACCCCGGAGGTATCCCAATATACTATGCTTCTGGCGATGCCCGTCACCTTGAAGTTGTACCGGGGCAGACAGGTAACTTTGTTTACGAACTTAAGGACAGAGGAAGCTAGGGAGAGAAGAAAGACTGGGGAGACAAGGAGGAAATCCTCCTTGTCCTCCTTGTCCTCCCAATCTCCCCACACGGGAACCCTAGAGCGTCCTTTTAACGGGTTCCACCTTGAGACTCCAGGGCGTGCTTGCCGCTAAAACAGAATTCGAGCGATCGCTCGCCACTCAGACGGCATCTTTTACCCAGTGCCGCCTGTTTTCCGACTTTAAACCCAACCCAGGAGGGCAGCAGCAGTTTTTCGATTTAGTCAAGATTGACACCCCTACTGATGTAGAAATGCGCTGGATCTACTTGCGGGGTGGCATCGGATCTGGGAAGTCCCATGGAGGCGCTTCTTGGTTCTGCTCACGCGCATTACTCTATCCCACAGCGAGAGGACTAATTACTGCTAACTCGTTTCCGCAGCTAGAGACATCGACACTGGTTGCATTAGCTGAATGTTGTGAAGCTTACAACATCCCTTTGTGGCCTAAAGGGGAAGACGCGGACGAGACAGCGAGACTGATTGCTCGTAGACGCGCCTGCAAAATCGGCAACGCTTCTATTTTGGTACTGTCTGCCAACCGCTTTGGTGGCGACACCAAGAAGGCTAAGCAGGCAGGTCGGGGGTTGCAGATTCGATATGTTTGGGCAGACGAGTGGGCGTATGCTGACAAGACGGCGTTTGAAACCATCAACGGGCGGCTAGGGCGGGGCAACGGCGATATGAAGGGTATTGGTGTGATTACCAGCAGCCCCAACAAAAACCAACCCTACAACTGGTGCTACGACTTCTTTGATGACCCAGATCGGGATGCAGAGAAGAAGCGCCTCCATCGGAGCTTTTGTTGTGATACCTCAGAGAACAAGCATTTAGACTCAGACTACGTTAACTCCCTAGAAGCCTCCTACACCGATGAACTGGCGCAGATTGAATTGCGTGGAGGCTATGCAACTTTAAGTACTGGGAAAACCTATAAATACTTTAATCGCAAGCATCACGTATTAGACGGACAAGACGCGATTGATTTTGGCTACGATCCTCGCGAGGACATCCATATTAGCTTGGACTTTAACTGGAACCCCGCCACTGCGATCGCCGCTCACATCAAGGGAAAAGAAGTATTCTGCGTGCGTGAGTTTAAGTTAGAACATTCTGACACCTTTGAACTTTCAGAGGCGATTTGCCAGTGGCTAGCAGGGCATCAAGGCAGAATCCATGTGCATGGCGACGCTTCTGGTAACAACAAGTCAGCCAACTCTAAGCAGACCAACTGGCAGATCTTTTGGTCAGCAATGAAGGCTCACGGGTTGAAAGAGCGATCGCGCAAGTGCTACAAAGCAAGTAATCCCAGTATCCTTGACTCGGTACTGGGGATTAACAACTTATTCAAGATGGGGCGATTATTTCTCTGTATGCCGCAGTGCATCAACTTAGGGAAAGACCTGGAGTCGGTGCAGTGGCAGGATGATGGCGGGACGCAGATTGACAAGAAAGATCCGGATGTGACGCACCTTTCTGACTGCCTGCGATACCTCGTCTGGGATGAGTTTCCCTATGAGCGATCGCGCAGTTCTAAGCCTCAGAGTAGGATTGCGGGGTTGGGGTAGGATCGGGCACTGCGATTAAATCGTAGGTTTAGGGTTTCTTGATTACCTCTATTGTCTTTACCGTGTTCGTGTGGGGTGCGATCAATCGCGGTGAGTTATTTTTTCCTCTTGCGTGTTCTGTATTCCATGGCTCTTATTAGGGGTAAGACCTCTTTAGATCCCGATTCCTGGGGGCAGCATTGCACGATTACTGCTTTTATGAAAGCGTTGACCACAGTAGGGAACTCTAGGGCGCGACTCCCAGAACCCTCTACTCATGCCCAGCCTTAAGCAACTCACCTACTGCCACCCAGAGCATCAGCAAAACAATGAGCGTTGGAAACTATTAGATGCCCTAGTCTCAGGTGGGCATAAAGTCACCGATGACATCAAGCGCCAACTACTGGTCAATCCTGACAATCGCCCTGGCTCGGTAATGGCTGAACGGGTTAAATTGGCGCGTTACTACAACAAGATTGGCCCAATCCTTAACCGCTTCCTCTCTCAACTATTCGCCGCGCCCATTCAATACGAGGGCAGCAAGGATAAGTGGTGGCAGGAGCAATTCTTCCCCAATGGCGCTCTCCTCGATGGCGATGATGATGGACGCTCTAGCCTGACTGCGTTCTTGAGGTCTGCAACCTTAGCTGCACTAACTACCGGGAAAGCGATCGCCCAAATTGACACAGCGATCGCTGATGGCATCTTGACCAAAGCTGACCAAAAGCGCAAGCGGGTAGACGAGCCTTATGTTTTGCTAGTCCCTAGAACTGACCTTTGGGACTGGGCATCTGACCGGGATGGGTTTAAGTTTGCCAAGATTCACCGCTTCCGTATGGGTCGCGATAGTTGGGACGCGGATGCTGCCGGAGAGCATGATTTTACGATCTATCAACGCAAGCCTAATGGAGCGATCGCTGCTTCTCGCTATGTGGTCAAGGCGATTAAACCAGAAACAGATATTAGCAATATCATTCACCTTACAGAGGAAAACACCAAGATTGAGACAATACTCGAGAATAAGGAAATTTTCAGCCGTGACGGGGAATATGCGTTCCCGATTGCGACACTGACGCTGCCGGATAACCTCTGCATTGCTAACCAACTATTCGATCCGCAAGTTTCGCACTTCAATCAGACGGCGGCGCTGGAATGGGGACTAGTTAACAGCAACTATGCAATGGCGTGTATCACGACCGAAGACCCAGACGAGTTCTTCGACCAAAACAAGCGGTTTGGTGAGGGTTTTTACCTAGCACTTAAGCCGGGTGAATCGGTATCGTGGCTAGAGCGTCCAGGCGGGGCGTTTGATACGTCCATTGGGTACAGGGGCAAGATTGAAGAAGATATTGATCGCACAGTGCAGCAGATTGCCCTAAGTGCAGCCGATGCTGTAACCACACAGTCTGGGGAAGCGATTCGTCAAGCAAGGAAGCCAGAACAGATCCTCCTCTCTACTTATGGATCGCTGGTGAAAGAGTTTGACCTGAATATTCTCAAGGCAGCAGCGATCGCTCGTGGAGAAAAGGTGAATTGGCGCATTCAAGGGTTTGAGGACTTTGAAGAAGTGAACTTATCTGGCGCATCGCAGGAGTTCCAAACAGTTACAGCCGCGCAGATACCTTCCGAGACTTTCACTAAGTCGTTGCAGAAATCCTTTGCGAGAGAGGTAGGTAAGCAGAAGGAATTTGACTCTGCGGATATGAAGAAGATACTGGATGAGATTGAGGCAGCAAAGGCAGAAGCTGAGCCACCCGCCGAAGGAGAAGACCCCGCAACAGAACCAGAGGATGTAACGGACGATGGCGAGGATTCAACAGACGCGACGATTGATGAGGTGTTGAACGATCCGAAGTTGCTTGATGGGTTGAAATGATCACTACGATTTAATCGTAGGTTCGACATATTTAATGGGGACAGGCAGGACTCGAACCCGCAAGGCATCTATTGTCAGCGACCAAGGCGGCAGGACTAGCGGTTCCTCCTGCATTTCGCATGTAGCCTATCCCTCCGCTATGTGGGATGCGTTTACCAATTTCGCCACTGTCCCAATGACAATATAGCAGCCCATACTTGTTGTTGCCTCGCCTGAGCGAGGCTAGGTGAAGGCGAGGAGGATCTAGGGAGTTGAGTAGTTGGTGATGTGCTGAGCGATCCGAAACTGCTCAAAGGGAAGGTGCGATAAAATCGCAGGCTTTGCTCAACTATTTGGCTAAGCAAATAGCGCACAACATCAAAAGGGCCTGCAAATAGTGCAGACCCTTAAAGCCCTCGTCAACCCTGAATCGCCACTTTCGTGGTCTTTGGGAAGAAGCAAGGCAACCCGTTGATATGTAGTTGGAGTGTGGTGACTTCATGGTACCTCATACAACCAAAACAACGAGAGCGCGATCACTTCTCTCTTGATTAACGATTGGATAAACGCGCTTTAAAATATGAGCCAACAAGATGCATTCTTATTTTAGTTTTTCACCAAATCGTGAAATAAAACCATAGCGATCACTTAGCTTGACGGGGACTACTAAAACTTACCCAGAAAGGGCTTGAGTCTCTCGGTAGCGCAAAAAAGGGGTAGTTTGACGGGGGCTGTTTTTCTGACAATTAAAAACCTTACCACGCAAGACATCCGGCGCTTTCAGGGGGTATTTTTCTGACAATTAGATTCCGGTACCATACCTTGCTTTACCTTTTGGTAAAGCAAAATCTTTTTCGTCACTACGGAAAATTGCCGCGTAGTTAACCGTCCGCTTTTGCGTTGCTGCACTACAAAAACCGAGATGACGCTGAAACCCAATTCAGTCCCACGCATGAGCGACCGAATCAATCCCCAGAAAACTAGGCAATTCATGCGGCACAAGGCTTCTGAATTTTTATGGTTGATCATAAAAACTAACAAAGGCGGCTAAGGCGATCACTCTCCCGCGACAGTTTTTACAAGCGCACAGAAACGGTTGCGATAAGCTTAGAGCCATTTACGCAAATGCGTGTCTTGGCGACTTCGCAGAAACAGGGTGTAAGCAGGTCGAACTCTTGTCGTTAGAGCGCTTTACAGTTTCGCAACCTGAGGTAAAAACGGTGGCGACAAACCTTGGCAACGGCTACGCATCTGCGTTGTTTGGCAGGTTGCCAAAATAGAGAGTGAATCATGTCAAAGCGTTGCGGTGCGATGGTTTTGCAGGTTGCCAAAATGAAAAAGAGCGGTGGCGACAAACTCTAGCAAAACCGCAGAAGGCTCACCAATGAAAGGTTTTAACCTGTTGGCGACCACTAAAACAAGTTGTTGATTAAAAATAAAGTTGCATACTGCGCTCAACACTCCGATTGACAAGGGATTGAGCTTCGCAGTATACAACTTTAACTTCCAAATCTTGACGGAAAATCAAGTGCTTCAGGCTTTCTCGGTATGCAACTTTAATTTCCATTTACAGCGGGCTGACGTTGAAACCCAATTCAAGGTGATCGCTCGTTACGGAGTCGCCAACCGCTCACCTAGAAATTGGAAGTTGTCCGTTTTTTGGACAACCTCTGGAAACTTCTTGCCAATCTCGTTCCAAGCATCGCGAGGGTTCTTGTGTCCGACCGCATAGGTGAACGATCCGACCGCCTGTAGTGGGGTACTCAGATCTGAGTACCCCTATCGTTACCTAAAAACAAAGTGGATTTTAACTTAGACGGATAACCCCTCTAAGCTCTCATGAGGTTAGAGGCATCTTGCCTCTAACCTATTTGTCGGCACCGTAAGATACTTATCTAGAAAGGGTTTGAGGTTGTCGGCAGTTAAAAATGGAGGCAGTTTGTCGGCACCGTTTATACGCTCGTGACATGATTTCACTACCATATCTGTCGAACACCCCAAACACTTAAGCACAAAGGGTACTAGGCACTGAGAACCTAAAAAAACAGGTAGTTTGTCGAACACTACGATAATATCGCACCTTTGATTTCGCTAGCCTAGTGCGTATGTACTAGCAGACCCAGCCTTATGGATCTCAAACCTCGCTTCTGCCTCAAGTGCAACAATCTAGGGACTATTACCACGACCCGCAATGAAGGTGATACAACCAGCCAAAAAGAGAGAATACCCTGCGATTGTTACTGGGGAGAGCAGTGGAAGAGCGATTACGCCAGTCGCGTACACTTACGCGATCGCAAGAGGCACTTGGAAGACAATCCATTCCTGGAAATGACAGACGAGGAGATCCGCCAAATCATCAACAGGGCAGCAGATAAGCACAGGGGCATCGATTCCGAACCTGATACTTAACCATAAGATAGACAGTAGGTGACAGAAAGCTTCATGAGTGGAGGACTAGATGCTGGCGAACTTCTTAATCTCAAACGCCCTTATAACAGTGGCTTTATTCCTCCCATTCCTGCTTCTCTGGAACTGGCTGGTGCCCGACCTTTTCGGCTTACCTCAAATCAACTGGCTTCAGGCGATCGCGCTGGTTTTTCTGGCGCGGATCATTTTCGGGAACTCGCCCAATGTAGACCAATCAGGACAGGGAGAGACTGATCTACAAGCAGCTAAAAAGCGCCTTATGAGGGAATTGCGGTTCTGACAATTAGACGCTTGGGAAGACTAGCGTATTCATAGATAAGCCTTTTACCTGAGGAGAAATCCTCAGGTTTTTTGTGTTTTAAACCCCATGGGAACAATAGGGCACCCTAGAATCCCAGGTTTTTCTATGTCCTTGACTCCAGAAGAAGAAATTGCTCAACTGCGCGAACAGATCAGCGACCTCACCCACTTAGTACGCGAATCCGTTGAAGGGCAAAGTCGCCTGCGCGAGGAAATCGGCAACAGCATTGCAGAACACAATAACAACTGGCTCGACTCAATTATTGATGAAGCCGAAGACTTTGACTATGACGACGATGAAGACGACGAGGACGAGTACGACGACGCACCAGACGCGCGGTACCTCGAACTAGAAAGAGCTTTCGCCAAGATGCAAGCAGAGGCGGAAGCAGAGAAGAAGAAAAGCGCTGAACTTGAAGCCAAGACAAAGCGCGACGCTACCGTTTCCGCAGCCCTCGAAACCCTACAAAAGAGCGGCAAAGTTCGCAATCCTAAGCAGCTGCTAACCCTACTGCAAAGCGACGGCGTAGTGAAGGAAGAAAACGGCGAACTGATTGCCACATCTAAAGACAAATACGGTCGCACCCAAGCTGTCAACTTAGCTGATGAAGAATTTCTCGGCAACCTACTAAACAGCGAAGATTACGCTCATTTTGCCAACGCACGTCCTGGCACAGGCACAGGCGGATCGCCCGGTACGAGTGGATTTACCACAACCCGGAAGCACATCAAAGAAGGCACCTCAACTCAGGACATGCTCTCACTGGCTCAAGACGAAGAGAAGTGGAAGGAAGCTTTGAGCGAAATCAAGATGAATCTCAGCGCGTGAAGAGAGACAAGGAAGAGCAGGAAGAATGGGAAGACCGGGAAGACTGGGAAGAAAACCCCCCCTTACCTCCCTTGTCCCCCTTGTCCCCCTTGTCCCTCTTCCCGACCTGGGAACACTACAGCACAAGTAATCCGGAATCCATTAACCCTCTTTACCCCTACTATCAATGCCTTACACTCCTATCAGTAACGCTCTACTAGAGCAAGCGATCGCCGCCCGTGCCCTAACCCAATTAAATCGCACCTGCATCTTCCCAAAAGTTGCAACTGTTGGCTACGAACCGGGCGCTTTCGAGCGCGGTGAATCTGTTAAGGTTCGTCGCCCCAAACGCCGCCAAGCAGCGGATCTAGATCCTCGCGTTGCGGCAGCAACGATGACGGAAACCTCTTTCTTTAACGCCAGTGTAACGCTGGAGCGCTTGTGGATAGATGGATTCCCAATCTACGGGCACGACCCCGCTCAAGCTGTTGAAAAATATATCGAAGAGAGTGCTTTGCAGATTGCTGATGCGATCGCAACTCCCAACGATGACTATATGTACAGCGCTTACCGCACTTGGTCACTTCCTTCCACCGGAAGCGTTGCTCTCGGCGCACACCCTCCTGTTGCCGTTGTCGCAGCAGTCGATTCATCGGGTCAACTGACCGACTTCAATAACACCGTCCTGCGCTCTGCCAACACTGTATTAGATACTGCTAACGTTCCTAGCACAAGCCGCTTCTCTGTTATTTCGAGCGTTGCCAAGGGTGCATTCCTCGGAGATGCAGTAGTTGTCACTGGCTTCGTTGCCACTCAAATCGGCGGCGGCGAACTGGTACAACAAGGTTTGCAGCAAGGTGCTTTTGTAGAACGCTACGGGTTCAAAATCACAGGCAGCAATACCGTCACTGGACAAAGTGCCTCACTAGACCTCGACACCACAGGTGGATCTCAAGGCACATTGGCGATCGCCTCTTGCGCTGCCAATACTGCTTTCACTGTTGACGATGAGGCGACCACGACCTACGCAGGTGCGGTTGATTTCACTCTCACAGTGACGGGTTCACTGCAAAACGTTGCCGTGGGTCAAATTGCGCGTATCGGTACTAGCAGTAAAGCAACCGCCTTTGGTGTTGTCCTGCGCGTTGCTTCCAACGTTGTCACACTCATTCCTTACACCCCAACGGGCAGCAAATTAGGTGCGGCTCAAATCACCCCCGGTACGGATGTATTCTCCATCCCTTCCATTCCTTCCGTGAATGTGTGCAACCACCAAGAAGGCTTACTGATGGCAACCCGCCAAATCGCTGCTCCATCTGAAGGCAGTGGCGTTAAGGCTGCGAGCATCATGAGTCCTGAAACCGGATTAAGTATGCAAGTGTTCCGAGGCGGCTACGATATCACCCGCGTCCGTGAGTTTATGGCTGCCTATCTCTTAACTGGCACCCGCTTCTCTGATTGGCGCAAAGGTGCGTTGATGTTGTCCCTGTAGTACACCTGTATCACAAAAAGAAGAAACTATGCCCATTCTTTTCGATCTCAATGGGATGCCGACTCAGGTGCCAGATATCAGAGTCAATGACTTCTTGAGAAAAGGATATCGCGCCCAGATGCCTCGGATTGCCGAGGTACTGGAGATGTCCTCTCACAAGAAGGTTCGCAAGCCTGAAGCCGAGGCTCCCCTTGCCCCTGGCGCAC